GCCAACCTCTCCGGGGCCAACCTCTCCGGGGCCAACCTCTCCGGGGCCAACCTCTACGGGGCCGACCTCTCCGGGGCCAACCTCTACGGGGCCGACCTCTCCGGGGCCAACCTGTCCAGGGCCAACCTCTACGGGGCCAACCTCTACGTCAGTTATTTTTGGTCTTACCTCGTCAACGCCAACAGCAAGCGGATGAAGATTGGCTGTGAGGACCATGATTGGAAGGATTGGAAGGAACACGGGGAGGCCATAGCCCGCAAGGCGCACGGAGCCGACTGCGCCAAACAATGGAAGGAATTTTGGCCGGTGGCTGATGCGGCAAGGAAGATGCTCCAGAAACGATTCCCGGAGAAGAAGGAAAAGAAGGCGGTGCCCGCGTGACCTCCCCCTATTCCAGCCCGTCCTGCGTGGAAATGGACGAAGCCTATCTGCGCTCCCAAGCCAAACACTGGAAGGCCATCCGCGAACTGTGCGCTCAAGGCGAACGGGAACGCCAGCACGAAGAAACCATGCTGAACGCCTTCTGGTGCTGGATCGTGGCGGCCTTACTCATCATCACCATCGTTGTCCATGCCTGTTTCGGCATCATCGAGAAGCGTGTCCGACAGCACTACTGGAAGCGCGTGGCACAACACTACTCGGAGGAATGGCGTGGACGCTGAAGTCATAAGGCCGCCAAAGGTTCTGTGCAACGAATGCGGCGAGGAAATCCCGCCTGATAGCGGGAACATGTGCGTCCCGTGCGCTCGGCTTTGGATTGACAGCCAGCAAAAAGGCGCACCCACCCAATCGCAAAGGGCGAGTTAAATGGACAGCGAAATAGTGAGACAACTTCTTTTGAAAAGTTCCAAACAGCCTTGGCTCATGGGAGCAATCCGCAATGGCAAGAGAGACCAAACCTTTTGGGAAATTGACTTGGTAACTGGCTGTTGGAATTGGATTGGTAATAAATCAAGTACGGGTTACGGCACTGTCTGTGGCCATAACGCTCCTAGATATATTTTTGAATTAGTAAACGGAAAGGTAAGAAAAGGATTTGAGACCGACCATTTATGCAGGAATCGTGCCTGCGTTAATCCGGAACACTTGGAGGCAATCACTAAAACTGAAAACATCTTGAGAGGAACATGCCCGATGGCCATCAATGCCAGAAAGACGCATTGCAAGGCTGGGCATCCTCTTACGGGAAGAAATGTATATCTAAGGCCAGATAGAAAGGGCCGTGGTTGTAACACCTGCATGTGGAAAAGACTGGGATATGACAAAGACTTTTTTACTGACGAGCAGAAATTGTCCGGTCCTCCCAGGTTTGCCGATGCGGGAGGCTTTGAATTTGTCCAACCCACAAAAGCAAAATTGCGGCAGTAAGGCGTAGTGTCCGGCCTGAACAGGACGCAAAACAAACAGGAGGAAGTCATGGTAAAGACACAAGAAAAACCGCAAGTCGAGTTGGACGAGCGGATCATCTGCCTGCTGGCTGGTGAATCCGGCTCCGGCAAGACGTTCTTCATCGCCAACCTGAAGGACGCGATCATCTACGATTCAGACCTTGGTGGCGGCTCCGCCTACCTCAAGGCCCGCATCGAGCGCAATGGCTCGGAGCGGGAGGAAGTTACCTCTTATTTCGACGTGCTCAACGATATCAAGAAGCGCGTGGCTGAAAAGAGGCTTAAGAAAAATGTGGTCATTGACCACGCCACCAACCTGCACCAGGACGCCATCCTGCGATACAACCCCAGCGGCGAGGCTGACTTTGGCCGGGCGGGGAATCGGGGGACACAAGACTGGCGGCGCATCCGGGCTTTGGTGAAAACCCTGGATTGCAACCTCTTTGTCGTGGCCCACACGAAAGGCGAATGGGTGGAGCAGAAGGAAGTGGGCAAGACCGCCGATGCCGCGAAGAACATCGAGGGCGACATGCAAATCGTCCTCTACCTCAAGCGTCCTGGCGGTCCCGGCTCCAAGATGCAGCCCACTACGGAAGTCCCGTCCACGGCCCAGGTGGTGAAGTGGCGGCGCGACCCGGAAGACCCTCGCGGCATGGTTCCGCTTACCTTCCCCTTCACCATGCAGACGTTCCTTTCCATCGCCGGGAAAGGAATGGAGCGCGAATTGAAGAACGTGGAGCTTGCCACCGCTGAAATGGTGGACGCGGCCAAGAAGTGCGTGACGGACAATAAGATTGACGAAGAAGTGCTGGCGAAATGGTTCAAGAAAATCGGGGCGTCCGACTTCGACACGGCTTCCAAAGAGCAGGTGCAGAAGTTCATCGAATACTACAAAACCAAATCCACCATCCCGGCCTAATCGGCCCATCCTAAAGAGGTAAACCATGAAAGAGTTACAGCCCGGAACGCACAAAGCCAACCTGACCGACTGGGGCATGACTGCTACCAAAGCCGGAGATCCCCAAATCTTCCTCAAGTTCGCCGTGGACGATGGCAGTCCGGACTTGATTGACGCCTTCAAGTATTTGAGCCTAAAACCTGCCGCCAAGGAATTCACCTACAAGGCTCTGGCGGCCTGTGGGTTCGACGGCAACGACGCCGGAATCGCACAGGGGCCTTCTAGCAACTGCCTGGACATGACCGCACCTGTTGATGTGGTCTGCAAGATGGAGGATGACGGGAAGGGCGGCGTGGTCTGCCGTATCGCTTTCGTCAACCGGCAGGGAGAAGGCGGAGCCAGGAGGCTGACGCCGGAGGAAGTGGACGCCAAGGTGAAATTCAAGTTCTCCGAGGAAATGAAAAACCTGGGGATTGAGTATGGGCGCAAGCCCGGAAAGACCGCCGAAGAAATCCCCTTCTAGGAGCGTGCCTTGAAAGAGATCGCCACATTCCAGCAATTCGGCGACCTTGAGGCGGCTTTTGACGATTGGTTCAACGACACCTTCCTGCCGGAATTCAAGAGACACGGCGGGAGGGTGTCGGAGCCAACGCCAAGGGAAGCCATGCTCCAGCGTTCCGTCATGCACGAAGTAACGGACGCCTTGACGTGGAGCAACGAGTTGCAGCCGGACGCCGAGGATTTTGAGAATCAGGCGATGGCCCTAGCTACAGCCCAAATGACCGTGGCCGAAGCCAAGGGGAAATGCCACCGCTTCATCAAAACGCACAAGGCCCTGAAGCGTCTAAGCGAATCTGCCGAGAAGAAACTTAGCTGTCTGCAAAGCCTTCTGCGCGGCTAGGCCAAATGTTCGAGGGACGAAGATGAAATTGTCGAGGAACTTACTAACTCAAGGAGAGAAATGACCGCCACGGCAGAAGGGAAATTGTTAGCGTTCCATAACGACCCGCAGGTGAGTCCAAGTATCTTGCCCGCGTGAAAGCCCACGCCGAGGCGGACCGACTTATCAAGGGCACGGGCTGGGAGGATGGAAAGGGATGCGCCATCGGCTGCACGTTGGAAGCCTACCAGCACGACCGCTATCCGGTGGAGCTTGGCATCCCGGAAGTATTGGCCTATGTGGAGGACAGGATTTTCGAGGGCCTTCCCAATGCCCAGGCCATGACTTGGCCACAGCGATTCCTCGAGGCCATCAGGCCAGGTGCAGATTTGGAGAACGTCCACAAGCGGCTCATCATCTGGAACCTGCAACAGGTCGAGCCGAATGCCCTGCCTGACGGAAAGGTCGCTATCGCAAAAGTTATTCAGGTTTTCCGCGACTGGATAGATGGGAAGTTCCAGACACCGGCCGCCCTTGAGAGCGCGGCGAGGAGCGCGGAGAGCGAGGCGAGGAGCGCGGCGTGGAGCGCATGGAGCGCGGCGCAAGATGACTACTACATCCGGCTTTCTGAAAAACTTCTCTCGCTCTTAGCCGAATGCTGATGGACCGCACCTCCCCAGCCTTCCGCCGCGTCTCCACCGAGGAGGGCCGCAAATTGCTGGGCCTTCCTCCGGCGAAGTCGAAATATCACGCCGTCCCGACTGTGAAGGCTGGTATACGGTTTGACAGCAAAGCCGAAGCGTTGCGCTGGGAATTTTGGCAACAGCAGATACGCTTTGGCGTAGTGAAATTTGTTCTGCGCCAAACGCCGTTCCATATCCAGATAAACGATAAGCCGATATGCAAATACTTGGTGGATTTCCAGATATTCTACGCCAACGGCTCCGTGGAATTTGAGGATGTGAAAAGCGCGGCAACCAAGAAGATTCAAGTTTTCAGGATCAAGCTAAAGGCGGTAGAAGCAGTTTTCCCGGTGAAAATACGGATGGTTGGCTGGAAGAATGGAAGCTGGATAGACCTTTAACTTCTTTGGAGGCTTTGTGAAATTTTGGGAACAACACGCAGATTTTGAGGATTTGACCGAATCAGCAAAGCAATTAGTTAAGAACAACGTCTGCCCGGAATGTCGGGGCGAAGGAACAAGGTATATCGGTTCCAATGATGAAATTTGTTCGCGTTGTGATGGGACAGGTAAGCGTTTCAATAGCCGCAGGATGGATTTCAAGTGTGGGGAGCAGTCCGAATGACCTTATCGCTGAAATTCAAGAAAGAGCATATCGAAACGGCAATCAAGGATTGTGATTTTGCGGGAATGGAGTTTGCCGACCTTGAGAAAACAGCCGTGGAGCTATCACAAGACTGGCTCCTTCTCCACGCCGAATTGGTGGTCTTGGGGCCAAACTTGCCAAAAGAGATTTTTGCAAAAGGGGACATCCGTTTGATTCTTCAAATACCAGGATAGTAAAAATTACAAGTCGAGGAACATCCTATAGGGGGTGCATAATTTGCGAAAAGCTAAAATACTATTTGAGACACCAACCTAAAAAGTATGTTTCCAATGCTTAGTAACTAGGCGCTCATTCAGTTTAGAAAGGAGAAGGGATGAAAATAAAGGTGTATGAGTTTCAGCCGTTTGAAATCAAGACCGACCGCGCCATTTCTGAAATTGGCGCTGTAAGTCTGCGCGGCCTCACTAATCCGAGGCAGTATCCAATTTGTCTTACCGAAACCTGTATCGAGCCGAAGGAAGCCGTAAGGCTTGCCAAGTGGCTCATCAGGGCGGCTAAATTCTGCCGCCAGAAAGCAAAGTCCTCCCATGCCCGCTGACCAGCCGAAAGAGTGTCCGTTGTGCCGGACTAAAATGGCCCTATCCCCTATCGGCGTGGACGTTTACTCTTGTCGGAAAATCGGCTGTGGTCTGTTTGGCCATTTCTGGGACTTGCGGGACTTGAAAACGATGGAGTCTCATTTGCTGGCCGTGGCAACGAAAGCGGCGGAGGAAATGCTTCAGAAGTTTTGGCGATTGGAGGAAGTGCGGGGACATGTTCTGGCAATTCAGGGATGCGCGAAAGATGATGCGTCTTTCCATTATGCCAATATGTCATTAGCAATCCTGAATGAAGTCATGTATCCGAACATTCCTGACCCCTCCCTCATTTCCAAACGCGCTGTGGAGGACAAGTGAGGAAGCCGAGAGTAAGACCACCAAAGGCAGAATGTTATTTCGGCGGCAGGGTAAGACATGAAACAAATGGCTGTGGGGACAATTTTGCCATTGGGAATTTCGACCTATATCGGCCATCAGACGCCCGCCGCCTCGCCAAATGGCTCCTAGCCTGGGCAGAGTGGCGGGAGAGGAAGGAGGGGAAATGAAGATAACCAAGTGGCAGACTTACGCCACGGCTGAATGTGCCGAATGTCCAAGAATGGCGGCGGCTCCAAATCGCTCATCAAAAGAGTGGGACGGCGACCCGATAGAAGTTATGAAAGCGGTCAAAAAGCATGTCAAGAAATTCGGACATAAAGTCGAGGGTGAACAGACGGTCGCTTTTGAGATTGAACCATGAAAGGAGCATCCATGACCCGCATGACCGACAGCAGGGAGGCGTGGAAGATTGTGAGAAGGCTGGCCCGATTCATTAAGCGGGATGTGCGTATCCAAAAACCAGATGGCGAATGGGCCAATGACCAATTTTTCTGCAAACTTTGCGGATGCTCGTGGATTCCAAAATGCGACGAGACTGAAATCCATATGATAGGATGCGAAGTCCATATGGCTCGCCGCCTTCTGGCGCGGAGAAAGGGGAAAGCTAAGTGAACGACAAGCAGAAACGGAAAATTGGCGTGTTCGTGAAGAACTGCCCTCAATGCGAATATGAGCGCGACCAGAAGCTGAAGATTACCGACGTGGCTTCTGATTTGGTGTTCAGCGAGGCGAGGCTGAAACTGGAACTCAAAAAAGAAGCCAAGTTAGCCGACAGACTGGCGAAGGCGTTGAAGGGTGCCGTGGCAGAAAGCCCGGTCGAGAACTGGGTGCCGGTACATGAGGCGTTACAGGCATGGCGCAAGGCCAGAGGGAGGGCTACCAACTAAGCAATTTCACCGCCCGCTTAGGTTCGATGCGGGCGTGGTAGCACCCTCCCCTCATGCCGCCAGGATTTTCCCCTGCACCAAAATTCCACGCGGCCACACACGCACCTGCATTTTTGTTTTGCTGAACTGCCGCACCTCGTCCTGTCCCCGGCTCCACAATTCAGCCCGCAGGATGCGGGCGCGGATCGTGGCCGGTTTCGCGCCGACCTCCTGGGCGACCTCCGCAATGCTCATCATTTTTTCCGGCATGCCATCCTCAAAAAAAATAGCCCGGCCAGCGGATGCCGACCGGGCGGGGAATTAAAAAGGTATAACCAAAGGCTCTCCATCAGAGCCTTTGCGCGGCACCAAAATTCCGCGCACAGCCACTTTTTTCCGGTCGGAAAACCACATCGTGCTGCCAATTTCTTTTTGTCCATCTAGCGCGGCCAAAGAAACACCACACTCCGGCTTGTCCTCGGCATAATTTTGGCTCAACAGGCTCTGCGGCACTGCGCCATAACGGTATCCGCTAACCACCGGTTGACCGGCCAAAGAGACGTTGCGGACCCGCCCAAGCCAGTTGGCGATACGCTCTGCCTGGGTGTCATACTCGTATTCCTGGCCCGCCAATCCATCTGCGTTTGCCTCGATTATTTTTTTGATTGCGTCCATGCTGATAATATACAGCCGAGCGGCGCTTTTGTCAAACATATTTTCAATCTTTTTTTTATTATTTTTATGTATGTTGCCTCAAGTTTCCGAGCCAACGGACGCCGAAACGCCGAAATGGCACGCAGGCCCGCAGAAGGCCCTTTTTAGCCAATATGCGCCTTTTGGCTGGATTATTGGGAATTACATATTTGACTACCTGACATTTTGACAAGAAACCCGACCGTACTTGTCAGAAAAGCCCGCCCTATGGTGATCCGGAGACAAAATCAAAAATCTATGTCCGGGTCTAAGATTTAATTTGGGGTAAAAGCACGAAAGCCGCCCCATCTTTGCGGAGAAAGGCGGCTTTCGAATCTGACCCAGGAAAGGAGGTCACTTAATCCGTGCATCGGTCTAACGCACCAATGTTCTAAGGGGCTAAGGCCCCTTCACGGCTCCGTGGCGGAATTGGAATACGCGCCCAGTTTGCGGCTGGGTTGGGTAGAACCAATGCGGGTTCAAATCCCGTCGGAGCCATTATTATAGGGCGAGAAAGGGGCAAAAGTACACAAAAATGTATTCTTGCCCTTTTCTTATTTTGGGAGTGCCAATGGAACCAAAAGAGGCTTTAAACAAGATGGTGGATAAGGTCTTGGCCTATCGGCCAAAGAAATCCAGCGTCAACAAGAAGCGGACAGGCAAGAAAAAGAAGGCTATTCGGAAATAAGTTTGCTGTAGGTCAGGCGCTTGCCTTTGCCCGCTTCAATCAGGGTAACGATGCGGTCTAGGGTCGGCACCTTGCAATTACCTTCATTGAGTCGGAAGGCGAACTCGTCCAAGTAGCTTTGCAGGTGCTTGGTGCTGGTGTGGTGATACACGCCATAGATTCCGCGTTTCAGCACGGCCCATACACTTTCAATCCCGTTGGTGTGGACGCTCCCGCGCACGTATTCTTTGGCCCTGTGGTTCACCGATTCATGCTGAAAATATCGAGGGTCTAGGTCGTTGTAGCCCGCATGGTCGTCGGTGTGAACGGTAGATCCTCCCCAAACGTGCTTTTTAATCTGGCCGGTTAGGACTTCGGCAGTCCTGTTAGGAATCGGCCGTGCTACTGCCTTCCCGCCGCGTTCCCGCATGCCCAATACCGCCTGTTTGTCCTGCGTGCCTTTAGAATACAGTTTCTTATTTGCGTGGCGGTTGGTTTCCTTGCCGCCGATAAAGGTTTCATCCACTTCGATGATGCCCTGAAGGGTTGCCATATCATCCCCGCATGCCTCACGGAGCCGGTGCAGAAGGAACCACGCGGATTTCTGCGTGATACCCAATTCCTTTGAAAGCTGTAGGCTGGAAATGCCCTTGCGGGAGGTCAGCAACAGATACATGGCATACAGCCACTTATTGAGGGGAACGTGGCTCCGTTCAAAGATAGTGCCGGTGCGGACGGTGAAGTCCTGGAGGCAAGCGTTACAGCGATAGAAGCCGCCCTTCCGGGCCGCTATGCGGTCTTTCTTCTGGCAGAAGGGGCAAACCACGCCTTCCGGCCAAAGCCTGCCTTCCAGATACTTCCGGGCGGTTTCCGTATCCGGGAACATCTGCGCGAACTGGAAAGTGCTGATGGTAATTTTGTCTTTCATGGCTTAATCTCCTGTTGGCTGTCCGTCTGCTATGGTCTAAATTTAGCAAAAACAGCTTAGGGAGTCAAGTATATAATTCCCGAATTTTTTGTGGGCCGGGACGGGGAATCTCTGTCCCCTTCACCCTTTGGATGAAGGCCCTCTACCCGGCCGTCGCCGGGAGGCGGTTTAAGCCTTCAGCTTGTAGCTCCCATCCGCCTGCGCTTCATACAGCGCGGCTTCCTGGGCTGACTTGGCTTGCAGATAAGCGTACTTCTGGGGGTCAATCACCGGCGCCCTTTGTCCGGCCGTGGTAGCAATCGAAACTCCCGCCTGAACCAATGGCGCGATTGAACCGAGATGGTCGAGCAGGTCATGGTAGAGCGCCGCACCGCCCGAAGTGGTCAAGGCTCCAAACAGCAGGGTTTTCGGGTCCATGCCAGCCGCCAGTCCGGGGATAAACCAGCCGATGAGCGAGGCCGCGATGTTGGCCGCCACTTTCACCTTGGGATTGGTAATATGGGACATGATAAAGTTTTCCAGGATGGTGAACAGCGGGACAGCCGAAGCACCGCCACCGATCAGGATGGTTCCCCAATCCACAGCTTTGCGGGCGATGTCATCAGCCGAGCCGTAGTCATAGGCGAAAGCCCGGACTGTCATCATCAGGGCCGCGGTGGCTCCCGCCAATGTCCACGGACTTTTCCACAACCTTCTCCACAGGCTTTTCAGCTTCCGTTTCATTTCCCCTCCTTGGTGAAGTCCTTCAGTTGTCCGAGGACGCGAAGCCGGTCTCTAACTTTGAATCTCCAACGGATTCGACCGACGATGAATCCGAGGTTGAAAATCCCGGCACCGATCAAGGCGTGCCAGAAAACTAGGCTTGTGGGAATGGCGTCACCACCCATTTACCAGCCACCACCTGACCCGACCCGATTTGCCGGGAATGGGAACCGGGAAGGCTTACATGCAGGCAGGCGCCCTCGATGATGGCCTGACCAAAGGCTATCTGCTGGGAAAACAGCCAGTCCGCCATGTCCTTAAATCCCGCCCCTGTTTCAGTCGTTATGTCGGCTGCTTCGCCAAGTTCATGCTGGGAGGTTGGGGAGCCGCCAACGGCCCGATTCAATGCTTGGCTGCGGAATCCGGAATGCACTACCAGCGGCCCAAATTTCTCCCGCATCGGCTCTAAGATGCTGGCGCATAGAAGCTCCAAGCTCCCCTTGACCTTGAGCGCCTGTTCCCGGTTGTCGGCTACCAAGTCGGGTCGGCTGGCGGAATCGGTAAGCTCAAAGAAGCGGAAATTTGGGGATAACTTAAAGTCCTCCATTTATCGGCGCTTCCTCAAAATGATAAGTATCGTGTCCAGTTTCCCATCCTGCTTGTCGGCCCGCTTTTCAAGATTGGCCTGACCTGCCTTCAATGCCTCGATCTCGGCGTTGTGCTTGGTGATTCCCAGCCATCCGCCGCCAAATAGGCCAGCGCCCACAAGGTAGGGAAGGAGAAGCCGGAAAAACTTTCCGCCCACTTTGATGCTGAAAAAATCGCTGCCGTTCCCGTTGGATGACACTTCTTCTGCCGTCGTTACCGGAGGCGTTGCCACGAAACTCCCCTAGAAAAATGGTATGGCTTCAGGATGATTTTGTATGACTAAAAGCGTGTTCACGACACTGGCGACCGAAAGCACCATGACGGCGGCCACGATCACCCATTCCCAAATCGGCCGGGGCGTCATTTAGAACCCCATCGAAGATTGGGACGACCTGCCTAAAACTTCCTCCGGCGTCGGAGTCGGGCAGGGGCTCATCGTGGGCGTGGCCGCGCCAAGCAGGGCGGGGAACACCATCGCGGCCAACAGAAGGTAAATCATTTCGCGGTCACCGTGAGGGACGTGAAGTTGTGCGCTGCCGCGCCAACGGATACTTGCACCCACGGGAAGCTGAGCGGGCTTATGGCAGTTGTCGCGCCTACCGTCGAGGCGTTGTAGTGCTTCACCCCGGACGCGGCGGCCGAAATGCTGTCGATGGTGATGGTGCCGGAAGAACAGGTGGAGTCTGTGCAACCTGTGACCGTCAAGGTCGCCGTGTCTACCCCGCCCACCACGTTGAATTTGATGTCCAAGACGTTGCTCAAATTGTTCAAGAAAAGAATGGCCGTGTTTGCCGTGTTGACGTTGCTGCTGAGTTGATAGGCCGTGTTGCTGGCCAGGGCGTTGTTCGCCGTAGGGGTCTTGTTCAACATGGCTTGGGTGGAGACGTTGGAATCGGTGCGGATGGTCTGGGCGTTGGACTGGCCGGTGTTGGCAGCCAGGGGAGTCCCGGCTATGACCGGAGCCACGGCGAGTCCATTTGTGAAATAGGTGACCGGAGTATTCGTAGATGTGGGTGTGCAGGTGCCTGTCCCTGCCGCGTTGCAGATGGGGGCCTGGGCAATCGGAAGCCCGGAAGAATCCCGCAAAACAAACGGGGCCTGCGAAAGCGACAGCCTGAGAGTAGTCCCGGCCCCGCTAACTGCTGTGCAGCGGACTCGGACCTTTTCCCAACCAGAAGGATCAAAGGCAAAATACTCGCCGCCTCCGGTTGGCGTGTAGGTGTAGGAGGTCAACCCGTAAGGCCCATAGGTGGGCGCACCGGCAGAACTGACCTTTGCAAACGGGATGGTGTTGTAAAGCGACGAGGAGAAATGAACCCCCTCAATCGTGAAGGTGATGGAGGTGCCGATGTTCGTGGCCTGGACGAGCCCGTAGGACATGTTCCTGTTTTGAAGCGCCACCACCGAAGTCGCACCATCCGAACTCGTATTGGATTGGGTGGAGGAAAGAAGGTTAGCTGCCGTGATATTTTCCAAAGGCCTGTCGGTTGGGGCTGATGGCGTTCCCACCGTGTAAATCGTTGGCGTGGCCGATGGGGTGGCATAGTTGTTCGAGCCAGCGGCGGCCGTGAGGGCCGCGCCGAGGGTTGTGGTGGCGTTGAATGTTTGAGTCGGTGTGCAGGTCTGCCCGTTCGCCCGCAGGCAATCGGCGGCAGAGAAGCCCATCGGCGGTGTGACAGTTCCGGTGACTGTGACTGGCACAACCTGCTGGATGGTGTAGGTCGGCGTCGGCGTGAGTGTGCTGGTGATAGGTGTGGCGGTGTCAGTGATGACGGGAACATGGCCGGACTCGTGGACGCTCTGCACCCCGGCCGTCGAGGTAGCCCAAGCGGCCTGAAGCGTGGCGGCCGTGTTGGGAGTTATTGGGGGCGTACAGTTGTCGCAGATAACGTGGACAACCGTATAAGTCAGGGTTGGGGTCAAGGTGTTCGTAATCGGAGTTGCGGTATCAGTGATAACAGGAACATGCCCAACTTCGTGAACACTCAATGCCCCGGCCGTCGAAGTGGCCCAAAGAGCCGCCAAAGTAGCGGCCGTGTTCGGGGTGACATAGGGAATCTGTGTGTATTGGGCGAATGGGGTAGGAGGTGGTGTGCAATTCCCACATTGGAAAGTTGCCCCACCCTCCGGGGTTGACGTGGATACCGGTGTGATAAACGTATACATGGGCAATGGTGTCGGAGGCGGGGTGCAATTTCCGCATTGAAAAGTGGCTCCTCCATTTGGCGTATTCGTGGAAACGGGTGTGATGAAGGTATACATAGGTAGGGGCGTTGGCGGAGGGGTCAAATTGGATACAGAAATCGATCCGCCTGTTATGGTTAAGCTCCCGGCATTAGTTACGCGCACATCCCAAGGAGTTTTGGTTGGATTCCCGTTGCCTTGGTCCACTATTTCGGGCGTCCCTGTAGGGATAGAGGTAAATGTCGGAGTGTTCACGGGCGTATTTGTCGGCGTGAAAGTCGCCGCGCTTCCCTGTACCGAAAGCAGCAACAGTAGGATGAGCCACTTCATTGATTCGCCTGATTCATGGCGTTCAACAGTTGGCCTGCTGAACGGGAGCCGAATAGAAGCTGGGGGATACGTGGGTCAAGCTCTTTCTGCTGAAAAAATGACGGAACAGGGTCGTTGCGAAGCCCAATCAATGACTTGGCGATAGGAGGGGTCAAGGCGTCCGGCACAAAGGCTTTCCCAAGCGCAACGGTGTTTCCAGTCAGCTTCCCGGCCAATCTGCCAACAGTCATAGGGGCTGGCTGTGTCATGGAATCCAGCTTCTGCCTGAATTCCGGGTCGAACTTGGCTTTCTCCTCCGGCGTAACGGTTTCATTCCACCATTTCGAGAACTTGCCAGGATCCACGTTGAACTCCGTGGAATTGCCAACAGCTGGGGTTTTCAGGCGGAGCTTTTGGGACAGTCCAGGAGTGGATGCCTTCAGCCCATCTTCCAAAGTGGCAAACTGACTGAATGCCTGGTTGGCCTGCTGGTAGGAGTTGCGGATGTCATCGGGCATGTGAGAGGCCAGCACTTCGGACAGGGCCGATTTCATGGCTCCCAGCGGGACGGAACTCAAATCCCCTTCCTGTCCCAAGTGTCCCTTGATGGAATTCCTGAAATTCTTGATGGAATCGTGCAGGTCAGAAAGCGATTGGATGTTGGGAAGCTCATTGGCGAACCACTTCTGGACGGCCGCTTTGGATTGGGGAGTTGCCAGCCCGGATTCCTCCAAAGCGGTTGAGACGGCATTGCCGATTTGCGGCTGTAGGCTCTTGGGATTGAGTTTCCCCACGGCCGTATCAGCCTGGGCCACCATCTGGCCGATGTTGTTCCCAAGCTGGCCGCGTGTCGCGCGGATGGAATCAAGGGCGGAGAGCATGGAGGAATCTTTGGACGGGTTCACGGCCTGTCCGGCCTTGTTGAATCCAGTCTCCGGGCCGATGCCTTCCCGGATGACGTTTTCCAGGGTGGGCAATTCCTGACCTGATGCCACCTTCGCCAAACGGGACGGATTCAACAGGTTCCCGGAGCCTGGGAGCATACCGGCACCGAATCCTCCGGCCAGATTTGCCGCCAGGTCCGTGCCCGCCGCCCAATTTGGATGGCCGGAACGCTGTAGAGCCTCCACTCCTGGTTTCACGACTTCAGAGGCCAGGGCTGCGCCAGCAGCGGGGGCAAGAAAACGGGTTGCCAAGCTCCCCAAACCGCCTTCCGGTATTCCGAGGGCTAAGAGGGGAGCTGATGCCATTCCCGCCACACGCAGTCCGGTAGCCAGGGCGCCCGTATTAAGCGGCGGCGCGATCGAAGGGCGTTGGAGGATTCCTGCCTGCTGTGCCAACTCCGCCGCTTGGGGAAGCCCGGTCATCATCGCCAGATTGGTGCCGAATTTTGAAACCAAATCCCCACCACTCATGCCGCTTCCGGTTTTGTAGGCCATCAAATCGGAATAGTCCGCCCCTGCGGTCTTGGTGGCTGGCTGGTAAGTCATCAAATCGGAATAGTCATTCGCCATTTACAAACCAAAGAAAAAGTGGCTGAATAAAACTGTCTGTCTTTCAGAGGCCGAAATGAGATATGACAAAAAAATCATGATCGTCTGGTATGTCGTTCTCGCCCTCGTTTTCATTGGCTCTTACTTTAAGGCGATGGGCGTGAATGCCTATGCCCTCATCTGTTTCTTCGGCACCATCGTCATCCTTTTCCTCAACGCCATCCGCATCCATCTGAAAGGCATCAGACTAGCCCTGGAACAGAAAAACCAGCCGCCTTACTGACCACTCAAAATAGCCTGCGCCTTGGCCTTCACTTCGGCCGGGGCGTTGGGGTCTGACAAAGCCGCTTTCGCCTTCTCGATGATTTGGGGAGGGTGGACGGATTGGCTTCCTGAATTCAAAGGCGGCATCCCGCTTAAAGGTGGATGCTGTTCTCCCGCCAAAGTTTGAGGGCTTGGCTCCCCTGTCCGCTTCACCTGAAGCCCGCCATGCCTTTGATAAATCGCGTCCAATTCTTCGGGCGATTGAGCCGAAGAAAGCTCGTCCAGCGTGTCCACAACGGACTGCGGGGCATGATTGGCAAAAGCCCGGTACTTCAAATCCTTGAAGAAATTAGGGGCCATTTGCTGGAAAACAGCGTCAGTCGGAGTGCCAGGTTGGATCATGGCGTTTTTCCTGATTGCATCCCGAAGCTGGAATGAGGGCCGATTGTTTCCGGCCGCAATCGGAGTGAATTGGTCAGTCAAAAGCTCCAACTGCTGGCGAAGTCCAGCCAAAGCCGGATTTCTTTTCGCCGTGAGACCGGACAAGGATGAAGGCGTATGTTCGGCCATGAAATTGCTTAAAGCCGCGCCCGTGGTATTCAGGCCAGAATTCAAATAGTTGTTCAAGTAGTCCCTGAACATGCCCGTAGCGGAAACCACCTTGTCCAGCATTTCCTTTTCTTTCGGGTCATTGGTGGTCCCCTCCCCGCCTCCACCCGAGTACTTGTTCGCAAATCCTCCCTTCCCGCCCGCCTTCAATTCCAGACCAAGCCGCTTGATTTCGTTCTGCGCATCGGCCAACTGCTTCCGCATGTCGTTTGTTTCCTCTGTGCCTTGCAGGTGCATGGAAGGGGACAAGGCGGCAACAGGGACTTCCGCGTTTTCTTCCAAGTCATCCCGGCCAAGTCCAAGCTGTTTGACCAGCTTGCCGGAAATCATGCTGGGCTTGACGGCGGACGCCTGCGCCTTCTCCAAGTCCATTTTGGACTGCCCCATCTGCTGTTCCAGATTGGCTTTCTTCGCCAGCATGTAGGCTTGCAAAAGCGAATTGCCAGCGTTGGGCAACGCGCTCCATGCTCCACCCCCAAAATCAGCCGCCATGTTTTATCCGAAGTTGAGAGGTTGAAGGGCCTGTTGCGCCCAAGGAGGAGTTTGCTGGGATTGCTTCTTTCCACCACCCCCGAACATGCCGCCCATCATTCCGCCCAAGGCAGAGCCGCCAAGGGAAGCCAAGCCGTTCCAGAAGTCCCCGCGTCCTTGATTCTCCTGGTTGAAGTTCCCTAGGTCGGATTCATACCTATTGAAAAGCTGATTGTTCTGCCCCAACGTGGCGGAATTGGCCGCGTTCATTTCGGCCAAGCGGTTCGAGAAGTCCTGCTGTTGCAATTCGCCTTCCAAGCCCGTCCGAGCCTGTGCCTGCCCCTGCATCACGTCGGCCAAGCCCCTCATCTGGTCGGCTCCGTGGACACCGGCCCTTTGAAGCCCTGCCGCGCTCTGCTGCCCCTGGTTCTGGCCCTGCTGGGCTATGCGCTGCATCATGGCCTTGCGGAGAGGGGATAGGTCAGGTCCCTGGATGCTGGAATCGTAGGGATTGGTCAGCACCTTGCCGTAATTGGGCTGTGAGGGCATCCCGGTCTGCATGGGGCCCCAGGGTGTACCCTGTCCAGTCGTAAGCATGTCCCAAAAATTAGCCACGTTTCACCTCAAAGAAATTCGAGTAAGACAATGCTTGATTGTCCTATCGGATTGACGTTCAAAGTCCCTGCCGCCGTCTTTACTTTCACCTGAAAAACATGGTTGCCTGAAATCGGCGTCCCCGGCAGGGAGGAATTTCCGGCTTGCGGCCCACCTGCCCAAGTAAGCGGTATCACGGCAGGCTGAATGGAATTGGAGCCGTTGAAGTCCTGCTGCATCACCAGCTTGTTATCCAGCCATAGGCTGACGGAGCCTAAAGTCGTTGCCCCGTTGGCAATCGAGGCCATCAGTGAAATGAAGGCCAGGATGATGCCGCCAGAACTGTTGATGCTAAGGGACAGAGGGGCATAAGAGGCCCAAGCCGTCCCTGTTACCGCCTGTTGGACGCTGGATTGCTGGAATCCAAGCAGGTTGGAGCCAGACGGCGAAAGGGATTGCTGAAGCGTGGAGAAGTTTTTCTGGATGATGTTCTGCTTCGCCTCATCCGTGAAAGTCGGCCCATATTGCTCCAAGACGAATGACTTCATGCCATCCTCGGAGCCTGGTTCTGGAAGTCCAGCCTGAAAGCGTTGATTTCAGGGCGGAGGATGCCGGCAGGATCATTCCTGAAAACAAATTGGATGCTGTCGCCAACCGCGTTGACGGGAGAATAGGCTCCCGTCCTGGAAGTCCCCTTGTCCCCACTCCACGTCAGTCGTGAAGCCTCATTCATGGAATCCGTGCGGTTGGTGAACACATCAGCGTAAACCAACCCAGATTCCCGGCTACTTCCTGACAGGGCAGAAGGGTTATCCGAGAGCCGGGAAATCGCCAGATACGCCTTGCGCGGCGTCATGCTGTCCCCAATGGATTTCGGGAAGATATTTGGCGTCCTGTAGAATTCCGGGATGACATGGCCCAAAGTGCCGTCCGAGGCCACTTCATCCAAGTCCCCGAAATCGTGCCTGAACAGCCTGCCGGAAATGTCCCCACTCCACGGACGGACAAAGTTGTTTGCGTCCGTGATGGGGGCAAGGTAATTGGCAAAGACGTTGGTCTGTAGCCACCAGGAACCAGTCTGATAGTCCAAAACAAGAATCTTGTCCCGTATCCCTCCGTCCCTTGACGCCACGGTGAACCAAAGCTGCTTTTTCAGCGTGTAATTCAGTGAGGAAGAATAGGAGAACTGCGATTGCTCGAAATGCCCCTTGCCCGGAATCTCCGAACGGGTCATACCCGCTGAAGCAGTCGGCAAATACTGGTACTGGATGAAATTGGAATCGAAGTAAGGCAAGACTTCGTTGCCGATGATTTCCGAGTAATACCACGAACACCTAGCCGGGCCGTATTGGGACAGGTAGACAAGCCCCTGCGGAGTTTCTTGGATGGCAAAATGGGAAACCGCGCCTGTTACCCCGGCGATCTTGTCCACCTGGAACGGTGCCGAAGCGTTTCCGGTGAAGGAAACGCGATAAATCGCCCTGCTCTTGAACACGTAAAGGAAGTTGGACCATACATACATGCCAGTGATGTAATCCGAATCATCCGGCGCGATGTCCAGGAAGCTTCCCAACGTCCTGCCGTATTCCGACATGATTTGAGGCGCGTCCAGTTGAGAAATCCAAACGCGATTCGGGAACAGATCATCCCCAGCGTAGAAAAGGAAGTCGTTATACATCCTGACCATGTTGGTAGGCGGTGAATCCACCTGCTCCGTGAAATAGGCTTGCTCGAAGCCGAACTGGTCTAAAAGCGTGTTCTCCGTCCCAGCAACCGCATTCACCAAATCAAAACTGTAGGTCGCGTTGTCCGTTGGATTGATGTTGGACAAAGGACTGCCGCTGACATCCAGGGCGTTTTGAACGGCAGGACTTGGAATCAGGTAATAGGTCTGCGCCGGTCCAGCATCCAAGTCCGTAGCAGGAAGCGTTGGGTCGAATCCAAGCGTCATGAACCAGGTGGTTGCCTGTGTGGGGATGTCGAAGGCGAACATCTGCCCGGAAAGGCTGGAATTCCCAAGGATGAATCCGAGGTTAATGACGCCAGCCGTAATGGTGTCCTCAATGTCAACTGAAAATTCCTCGCTTGCCCGAAGTCCACCGGAAAGCATCTGCGTTACGGCCATGATTTTGTAGCAGGTCTTGTTCGCAGCCGGGGCAATCGTTCCACCTGTCGCCGAATATCCGATGGTCAAACCGCCAAAGGCCACTTGAACCAGCGAGGACGAAGGTATTTCAGTCAACGTGATTTCGGTTACATAATAGGTCGTGCTTCCCCTCGTTCCCGTGGTTACGAATGAGGAAACGACAACCTGGCGCAACAGCCCACCTGAAGCATCCAGCGCGTAGAGGATTTTCCCGTTATACAGGCCGGATGCCGGGTAATTGGCTGACGTGTCAACGGTCAGGACTGCTCCGGTGATGGCCGAAATGTTTATGACTGTTCCAACGCCTGTGAACACGAAGCCCTAGTAGTGGATTAGAACCAAGCCATCCGAGCCGTTTCCGCCGTTATCGGCTGCCGATGGAGATTTGGCTCCCTGCCCACCTCCGCCACCGCTTCCGATTCCCGTTCCGGCAGAAGTGCCGCCAGAGCCGAATACGCCACCCGAACCGCCAACGCCAATCTGGAAGTAGGGAGGTGTGTAAGCACCGCCGCCTGAACCATTTCCCCCGCTTGCCCCGCCGTTGCCACCGCCACCCCCCGAACCGCCATGATCGCCAGGGGAGCCGTCAGAGCCGTCCCCACCTGCCCCACCAGAGAAACCAAAAGTGCCGCCAACGCCGGAAGTATTGTTGACGATGGAGGCAGAGCCTCCTGCCCCGCCTACGCCATGATTCACAGCCGCGCCAACGCCGCCGCGCTGGCCACCTGCGCCACCCGGGGCCTTCTGCGTGTTCACGCCAAACCATGAATCACCGCCGGCTGTACCATCCGTGCCGGAAGTGCCTATGGTCCCACCTGGCCCACCTGCCCCGACAGTAACCGTGTAGGCCGTTCCAGGAGAAACAGCGTAGGTTTTCTTCACATAGGCACCAGCCCCGCCGCCGCCTGCGCCACCGCCACCCGTTCCATCCGAATCTCCGCCTCCACCGCCTCCACCGGCCCCCCACATCTCCACCGTGGCGAACAGGACGCCATCCGGGCAAGTCCAGGTGCCTGTGCTGGAGAACACGGCCAAGTTGTTTCCAGGGACGTTTGCGAGCCAGTTCAAGTCGCCAACTATGTCCCGGAAAAGGGATTGGTCAAGGGGCGCGTCCTGCGCCGTCCTGGTTGGATTGATGGTTACGAAAGCCACTTTTTACCCCCTACGGTGATATGTAAAAGCCGTTGACACCATCCGACATCAAGCCGATCGCCGGGATCAAAAGAGTTTTCAAGGAAACGAACCCATACTCCGGCCATTCTGGATTCGGCGTGTGCGGAGCTGGAGGAATGAAGCCAGGCGAAGGATACGAAGGGGAATAAGTCGGCCAGGTGGACGTGGATAGGGGCGCGATGTTTGCGTATTTCGGCTGGAACGTGGAAGTAGTTATCCCGGCGTAACCAAATGAAAGCCGGTATCCATGCTCCATCGTGCCGGTAGAATTGGCGTCCCAAACCTGCGGCCTGTTTTTAAGAGCCATCTGTCATAAAGAGAAGGTTTTTGAAGGTCTGGAAGTCATAGAGAAAATTCTTCCCGCTATTCAAATTGATGCGGATGGGCGTCCCGAAATTGGTTGTCGCCGTGATTGGCCCTGTAGCCTGATAGAGATTGCCCTGCGAAGCCGCCATGACTTTCTGCGAAATGACACCGTTCAAATCTGTTGGCTTGTAGTCGTAAAGCCCTTGGATGGCCGAGGCTGGCCCGTAGGCCAGGAAATACAGCTGCCAATTCGCCAATGCAGCTTCAGCCACGTTCAAACCCTGATAGCGCGTGTAGCTGTAGCCTGTATCGTGATGTCCCGCACAAATCAGGGAGGCCAAGCACTTTGCGGTGGTCTGCCCGTTGCCAACCCAGGGATTTGTCGAAGGGTTGGACGTATTAGGAACAGCCTCAACGCCAATCCAGTAGGAAGTGCCGCCTTGAAGGACTGGCCCATCACCGGGGAAATTGAAAACATAGTCCTGGATGACGCTGGTTGAACCGCCAGTCGGGAAAGCTGAATTCGTCAGCGTTCCGGTTGAACCGGAAAGTCCGGGAATCCAGTCATCCACAGGCCAAACGGGATAAGGATTGGCCGGGTAGGATTGCCCGTTGGTGATGACTGCTCCAAGCGTTGGCGGAGATCCCGCTGCATCTGCCCTGATTTGACAGGTCAGCGAGTAATACTCCGTGTTCACGCCAAGCTTGCTGATGATGTAGGACAGCGGCACATCATCCACACCCGCCACACCGGCCATGGTGATGCGGCTGTAGACAAAAAGCTTTGTCTGCGTGGCTGCCGTAGGGCCGTAAGTGCCCGTGTAACTATCGACCGTGGACTGCGACAAAACCGCGCCGCCGATTCCTGATTGCCCAGGCTGGAATCCCTGCTGTTTCTTCCCAGCCCTGCAATCCAAAGCCCCATTGTGAAAAAGCTCGATGTTCTCCGCTTCAAGAGCCTGCATGGGGCCGGAGCGTTTGGACGGGTCCAAGGCGATGTCGTTTTCGATGAGGTTCAACCCGCCAAATTGTGGAAAGTTGTAAGTGCTATCAGCCAAGATAGGGCCTCACAAGTCCCGGATACATCGAAGGCATGTTCTCCGTGTCAAAGCTGCGGAGTGTGTTCTGCCAATCCAGATTGCTTTCGTTTTCCAGCCACAATTCACGGAGGCGGGAATTGTAGATGTCCCGGTGATAGGCCACCCTCGGCTCAACTTCACCGGAGATCATGGCAAACGCTTCAAACAAAGCACCGTGGACAAGGATGTCCTGCCATTCAGGCGGGATGATGGGGATGTTTTGCGTCCCGGAAATCTGGTCGGTGCGCTTCCTAAACCAATAGCTCATCGTGTAAACGGCATCAGGCGTCGGAAACAGGTCTATCTGCATGGCGTTCTGATTCGTGCCGGTGTTCGTGGCAGGAGGAGCCATGAGATAGCCAAGCGGCATGGCAGGGCTGACTTGTCCCTGTCCGCCTGGATAAATGATGTCGTATTGGGCGCGTGGCAGGAATTGAAGCTTGAAAAACCTCGCCGGGATGGTCAAATCCATCAATTTGCTTACGGACGGGTCAAGCTCATAGCGGGACTGGCTGGCAACCGTATTGAAGGTCAGTTGGTTGTAGAGGAACCACCATTCACGCTTCGAGCAGATTTCCCGCTGCTTGTCGTTAAGCAATCTCTGAATGCGGGCTTGATCGGGCCAAGTGTTCTGCCCTACCGTGTTGGCCGAATTGCCGAACAGGTAATCTCGGACTTCCAATTCCAGGTCCGCAAAGTTTTTCTGTCCAGGAAGCAATGCGCCGGCCACTTAGGGTCTCAAGAGTTCGTCCCCGCCATAAAGCGGGGACTATGGTTTACAGCGTGTAGTCCTTGCCAGCCTCGTAAACGCCGGAGGCGTCTGCGGTCAGGGTCGTGCTGAAATCCTTTCCGTTGGCGTCCTTGCCGGATACCGAAGCCAAATACACGGTTGACTGGATGGTCTTTCCATCAGCCCCACGGACAGGACGCTTCACTTCACGCACGTTGGAACAATGCACAGTCGCCATCACTTCCTCCTAGATGCTTACTGCCTTCATCCCCGCATCACCGGGCGGGGTGGCCGGTCTAAATTAATCCACCTAAAGCGGTTGCGATAAACTGACTCCACGTAAACTTTCCCTCGTATTTCCAGTCCACCAGTTCCTTCGCCAGCCCGATTGTGCCCGGTATCACCATGCAGGCCAGTTGAGGCGCATGGCACAAATGGGCTAGCTTTGCGATAGCCACCCCTGCGCCAAAGTGCGCGGCAGGGTGGAGCAGTTTCACTTCAAGGGCGTAGAGCTTTTGAATCACTTGCTGGCGCCGTAAAGGTGGACGCCGGTTGCCGTATCCAGGGAAAGAGCCGACAGATTCAGCCGTGTGTAGGGCCAGGGATCGTCCTTGTCCACGTCGGTCAGGTTGCTTTCAGTCAGGGTTTTAAGAATTACTTGCTCCCCGGCCCAGGCCCCCGTGAAAGAACCTTCCAGCGTAGCTGTAAAAGTCGAAGTGCCAGGTGTCCCATCCCACACGGCACGGACGCGGTGGTCCGTCATTAAAAGCCCGGTCCCGTTGATGCTTAGGTTTCCTGTGGCAATGAAATCAAGGTCGGCCACAGCCTGGGCGTCAGCCACTGCCAAAATCTTGTGCAAGGCATCTCCGGCCACTGGATAGCCAAGTGCCCATCCCATTGCGTATGAGGCGTCGGTCACGTTGATCTGAACGTCGCCAGGATTCTGCGTCAAGGCGCTGGTGAGCCACGAAGTAGTCGGGTTCCCTTGTGCGTCCATGACCATTGCATTGATATACGGGCCTACGAATCCGCCACCTGCATCTCCAGCCGGAGCCACGGCAGAGCTGCCCCAAGCCTGCACGTTCCCGTCCAGCGCCTCAAACGGGTTGGAGGCTGAATCCGTGCCGGAGTGGGAGGTGATTGGAGTCAAGAAGCCTGATGCTTGGTCGCTTCCAACAAGCGAAGAAGAAGTTAGAAGTCTTGCAAGAGAATCATCTGAATCCAAGGCGGGAGAGGCTTGGTAGAGTTGGAGATTTGTCGAAGCATCAATGGAGAACGCATAAGGGGCGGTGGGCATCAAGGCTTCCGTAAACTGGTCTTGCACCCCCGCAATCTGGATGCCGTCAATCGTTTCCAAGTCGGCAGAAGTCTGAACGTCCACGTCAACGGGAAGCGGATGCGTGGAATCGACTACTTGCAGATTCGTGCCATCCGAAAAAGCCACGGCGGAAACGGTGGGCAGCGCCTTCGTGGCCGCTACGGCGAGGGTCGCATTGACCAGCGGGACGTTCTGCGAGCCTACCTGCGAAATGTCGCCGTCGAAATTCACATCCCCGGTAAAGGGAACGCCAGTCACCAAAAGCGCCCCGTTATTGTCTTGCGTCAAATCCACGTCGTGAATGCGGACGTTTGTTACCGCTTCGTAAGAATCAGACATCTAAGACCTCGAAAGGATCAGCCGCGAGGCTGTCAATTGTTCGATGTGAGCGCCCAATTTCGCGCTGATGTTCTTCTGGTCATACCTTTCCTTCACGTCCGCATAAGCCCGATTCCCCATCAGACGCCTCATGGATTCATCTTCAATGAGCCTCTTGATGCACGAATACCAATCGGCAGGATGGGAAGCCAGAAGCCCATTGACGCCATGCTTCACGTCATCCTGATAGGGGTCCAGCTTCTCGTAGACGCCGGGGATTTTGAGGGCAGAGAATTCCAGATATTTCAGGTTGGATTTGGCCCTGTTGAACGTGGTAGAGGCCAATGGAGCTAAGCCGATATCAATTCCGACATTTGAAAGCGCCTTGCTCCAAAGCTGGATGTCCACGCCTTCATAGATTTCCACCTGCGGATGCTCTATCAGGCCCAATTTGTCGAAGTAGTCAGGGAATTGAGGCGTCTTTTTCTGCTCCGCCAACGTGCCGCCCTGCTTTGCCTCCGTGATTTTGAACCAGGAGTTGTAGCAGAGCTTCACGTTTGGGAATTCGGCCAGGATTTTCACCAGCACTTCGCCGATTTCCTGCCAATCCTTGAAATGCGTGTTGGAACCGAACAGGCCAAGCCGTATGAAGCCGTCATTCTTGCGGTTGTTGGCCGGCCACCAGTCGAAATCAATCGAGTTTGGAACGACAAGCACGTTTTCATTGAATCGGCTGTAGACTTCGGCCAGTCTTTTCGTGGAAACCGTTACGAGTGCCGCCGCTTTGATTTCCTCGATGACGTTTTTCACGAAATTCATGCTATGGCCCACCAAGAACCACTTGTCGCCGCGCTGGATTATCACGGCTCCCCACTTTTTGGCGTTTTCCTTCCAAGTTTCTGAATTTTCCTCGCCATAGGGGATGTCCATGATGAGTTCGGGCTTTCCATCGAACCTGTGCCACGTCTGGTAATTCGGATTCGACCTGTCCAGGCTCAAAATGTCATCGTCCAAGTCCAAGATCAAAGGCTTCATCTTGGCTTGGCACACCATCCGGGCTGAATGCTCGTAAGCCCCCTGCATCTGGCTCACCAGCACGTCATTTTTTGCCGTGATTTCCTCATGGCTGCCGATTCCGGGCACATTGCATTCACCTGACACCGGGATATGCACACGGTCTGCATGGTCAGGAAGCCTTTTGACGGAAAATCCGTCCATCTGACCCAAAAATTTGTAGGGCTGCCATATCCGGTAAAGGGATGTCCCGTTTGAGCCGGAGTGGTAGCAGAAAATCTTCACAGACTGACCAAGTAGTATGAGAATTCCCGCAATGCGTCCGAACGCCTTACCGCGTGCGTGTCCACCAACTGCCTCAAGGTGGCTTTCCACCCTCTAAACCATTCCGGCTTGCCCCATTTCACGCCAAAAACTTCAGGGGCAGGCTTGACGAAATTCTGCTTCGGGATGACACCCAACGTGAATTTGGGCGAAGTCATTCCAGCCACCCAACGCAAACCCTCGCCGTGTGTATCCGGGTCGTATGTCCCGGTGGGGACATAGATACCCCAAGCCTTGTTCGGGCCAGGGATGATCCTGATTTTCGGATTCAACCGCTTGAGCTTGCGTTGGAATGTGCTGAAATGCATTTCTTAGTCCCTGCTCTGGGTCGAACGCTTGAAGGAAGCGTCCTGTCTCAAAACGGGAGCGCCCATCGCGGCACCTTCGGCGTCCGGGTTGACCGGCTGCGCGAAATTGTGCGACGGGTCTTTGTCGGTCGGCACCTTGGCCGCCATGTTCTCGCCACCCATCTCTTTTTCCATGTTCTCCTCTGAAATGTGGGAGGGGAGTTTTCAGGCTCCCCATCCCAAGTTTTCCCCGGTTTTTAGGCCGAGGTCGTGGTGATGACTTTGTAGGCGCGCGGTCCGTCGCCCCCCAGGTACTTCACGCCAAAGCCACGCAGCTTGTAGGCAATCGTGGCGATGTTGTTGTAGGGGTCATACGTGCCGCCGCTTCCCACACCCTTGACGATCATCTGGATCGGGCTGTCCTCGATGTCCACCGAGGCGAAGGAGTTCTCGCCCAGCGCATAACCGGCGTAAGCCGGGGTAGCGGATACGGAGGAAGTTACCGAAGCAGTCAGGATGTTCTGACTTTCCAGGATGCGGAAATTCCAGAGCTTCCCAATTTCCCAATTCCAAATCTTGTCTGGCTGGGAATACTGCGCGGTGGAAGCAAATCCGCCGACAGTGGTGTCCGAAACCAGGTCAAAGGTCTGGAACGGGGACAGGACGGCCGCATAAGCCTTGCCATCCCTGAACGGCCGCACTTTGTTGGCGCGGAAATTCCGTCCCAACACGCGGAGCGTGGTAGGCAGGAACAGGTCGCCAGCAACGATTGAAGCCGTGGTGTGCGTCCCGGCCGAGCCGACGAACAGCGTGGCCGAAGCGGAAAGCTCGTTCTGGATCAGCTTGTCCACGGTGTCCGAGGCCGCATCGGCCAGGACGTCCGTGGCGTCGCCCAGCAGGTCTTTCGAGCGTTCGGACTGGACTGCGAAGTCCGAAAGCACGATGAACTGCCCATACTGAAGCACGGTGATGGCCGCCGTGGTCGCCGAAAGCAGCGTCAAACCGGCCGTCAGGGTATCTTCGTTAATGGTCGCCGTGGTTCCGGCGATGTTGTTGTAGCGGTAGAACTGGAACGTCTGCCCGGAGTTCTTGGGCAGCTTCTTCTTCATGCCCAGCGGATAGAACACGAAGTTGATGATGAGACGGTCCTGCGCCCGGTCGTTGTAGTAGGTCTGCAACAGCTGGGTCAGGCCCTGGGTTGTGCCAGTGTCATTGGCATTGTCCATTGCCATGATTGGATCCTTTGAGTGTTACCGGCTAAGTCCTTCAGCCGCCTCAATCGCCTTCATACGTGCCGCCCTGGCCTGTGGCGTGTTGCCTTTGGGCAGGGAATCCACGGAGAACTGCTGGCCTGTCGGCGCGGCGTTGCTTAACGCCGTTCCGGCCTTCTTGGCCGCTGTGTTCCGTGTTTCCTCCGCCTTCTGGCTGGTTGCTTGAGCCTGTTCCCCCAGGCGTTGACGGGCGATGTTCACGGCGTTCATCACGCCAGCCTGGGTTGTCTCAAACTCGCGTATCCACACAGCCGCCGATTCATTCCCAGCTTTCGCAGCGGCCGAAGCCTCCGAATACAGGGAAGCCATGATGGGTTCCAACTTGTCCCAATCGGCTCCCGCGTATCCCTTGGCCATCGTCTCGATCTGCGCGTACTGCCTCTGTTGCTGGTATTCCTGCATGAACTTAGGGGCAGTCGAAAAGAATTCCTTCATTTCGGTCAAAGGAATCCCAAGCTGGCTCTGAAGATAGTGGCTGATGAGGTCGCCATAAGCGGCCTGTTCTTCTGGCTTGAGGTTGCTCCAAACTGCCGGTGCTTGTGGTTGAGGTTTTGACTGCTTTGACCATTCCTGCTGAAATTTCTCCAGTTTGCCCATCGTCTGGCGCACGGGTTGAAACCGCTTGTCAAACTCCGGGGTCAACTGCTTCAGGATGGCTTCCACCAACGCCTTGTTGGGGTCTGCGGCAGGCTGGGGTTGTGCGGCTGGCTTGGCTGGCTGTTGAGCCTGCTGGCCATCCTCGCGCATCTCCGGGCCCGGTCCGCTGAATCCTAAGGCACCTCTAACTTGTCCTTCTGTGGGCGTGGAGGCTTCAGCCGTGGCTGTCGCTGTCCCGCCTTCGATTTCCTCTGCCATTTCCTACCTCTGGCTGTTCCCTTTCGGGAGGGCCTGCTAAACCCGGCTATCAAGCCTCGTTGGCTTGGGGCGCGGGACTTTCTAAATCTTCGGCCTGCTTCTTCCTGGCCGCCGTGATGAATTGGTCTGGCTCCAACAGAAACCAGCGCATGGCGCGGATGTCTGACTTCAACCGAATGGTTTCTTCTGCATCGTTGGTCTGGATGAGCCTGTCCATCTGCGCGTTGATGATGGACTTGCACCAGTCCTGCATGACCTTCCATCCAGGCGAGGCCATAGAGGCAGATACCTGTTCGGCTTCCTCGACGAGTTTCTGCTCCTCCGGCGTCATGCTGCTTGGCCCATAGTTTGTGGTTGAGGCATGACTGCTGCGGGAGGAGCAGAGATAGGCCCGGCTGGTCCGGGTATAGGCATTGGAGGCGGTGCGGGAAGGAAATAGTCGCGCCCGTTCTTCACGTTACGGAGCGGCAGGCTGATTTCCTGTATGTGCTTCGCCATGTTGTAAACTTGTCCTCCCATCATGGCGGGTGGGATGGTAGCCATAGCCTGGATGAAAGCCGTGTCCTCCACCTTTGCTTTTTCCTTGTCCTGGATATCCTGGGAAACTGTGGGCGAGAAATCGTATTGGCCGGTCAGGTCCGCCCTGGTCAGGCTGATGGAAGTGCCTGTATTCACGGTGTCGTGGACGATCATCTGCCCATCCACGCCGTAGGCTTGGTAGTAGAGGAAACAGGTCTTTGCTAGGTCGGCCACAAAAAACTGATTGATGGTGTCGCCCACTTCGGCAAAGCGCGTTCCTGCGGCCGCCACAAGGCCCTGATATTCCGTGGCCGTGTCCGCGCCTTCGATTCCCTGAACCTGGTCGTTAGCTCCGGTGATGTCGCGGCAAAGCTGGATGCAGAAGTTGATGTATTCCTGGTTGATTTTGACCGGCGTGGCATCCGTGGGCGGCTGGTAAATCTGCTTCACGTCCAAGACGGGCTGCAATCCACCGTTTCGGATGAATGCGGCCCTGCCATTCAAGCCAGAAGCATCGGAGTAGTAGGTGATGGGATTGCTGGCGCGTTCAACGAGGTCGTTCTGTTTTCCAGCAAAAGTGTTCACCTGATCAGCGACGTTCTGGATGACTTCGCTGGCTCCCAGGCCAACCACGGAGCCTGGTTTCATCACCATCGGACAAGAGCCGTAGGGCTTCCTCTGTTCGGGAAGCTGGTTTTCCTCAAACAGGATGAGGACTGAATCTTCCACGATGAAGAAATGGAATTCGCCGTAGCGTGTCTGCGTCTGGTTAGGAGCCATCACAGGCTTTGCGGCAGGGGTTTGCTGTTCGTCGCCTTCCACCATCTGAGTTTCAGCGTTGTCCTGTGCGGCAGGTTGGACGGGCTGGACTTCTGCGGGAGCTTGCCAGGTCAGGCAGGCAAACCATTCCTCAACCTTGTAGGACTTGTCATCGGCGTAGACGGCCGGCAGTCCCACTTCGCCCAAAGCCCGCTTGCGGCGTTCCTCCAAATCTTCCCGGTCGGACTGATTCATTCCCGAAGGAATGATGCGCCGTATCTGGTCAACTCCCTGGATCCTACCCTCTGACTGCCAGCGCATCAGCTGATTGAGCGACATGAAAGAGCGTTCGCGGATGAATTCGGAATGCTGGATTTTGTCGGTGCAGGTCGGCTCCCAGGCCAGCATGTTTGGGGACTTGTATTCAAACGTCCAATGCTCGTTCGTGCGCTGAACCGGGATGTCTCCCTGGTGCAGCATCTTCGGCTTGGCATCGGGCCGGGAAGGGTCGGGGACGAAAGAGGGGTCGGGGACGTAAATCGGCTCGTTAACGGTGTGCGATTCCTGCTTCCACAAATTCCGCCACATCATCACGCCTTGGATGATGCAAGCCTTCAAAGCCGTCTTGCCCTTGTCCGCTTTCCGCAATTCGTGGCTGGTTTTCTGGTTGACGAACTGGTCCACGTTGATGCGCTTCACGTCATCGGAAGAAACAAATTCCTGGATGGCGTCAACGAGCTTGGGTCGGTTGATGATGGTCGGAGACAGGCGGCTGTTGATTGTTTCGATGATGCCGGAGCCGATGGGAAGCGGGACGTTCTTGCTGGACTTCATGGTGGCAAGGTTCTTGTTCTCGAACATCTTCCACAGCTTCGTGAATCCGTCCGAGACGGGCTTGAACCATGTCTCAAAAGTTTTGTTGCGTGCGCTGGCGTATTGGAGGACTTGATCGGCGGTTAAGCCTTCGGGTAGGTCAATGGCGGAGGCGAAGGCTGATTCATTGGTGATGCCGTCATCAGCCGCCCCGTTGATGACGGGCGTGTTGGGAGGAGCTTGGATGGTTGCGGTGGTGTTGTTGGTGCGAGGTTCCGTAAAACCCCCTTAAACGCAAAAAGGCCAAGCCCTCCTTTCGGAGAACTTGGCCTCTGGGTCGTATCCGCAGTCAGCTTAACTTAAATTTTTTGTCGCCTACCCTTTTCTGATATTTCCCAAGCCGTCAACATCCCGTCCCCGCATTCCAAGCGCAAGGTTCCGTGTCTGTGCTGCTCTGAAACCTTGCGCCAGAACTGGAGGACTTTTAACTCATCTTCGGTTCTGGCCCGATTATCGTCAGAAGCCGGTACTAACGTCAAGTATTTTCTTCCTCCGGCACGAATGCGTTGGCCGATTGGAACGCTTTTGCCTGCTTCAAGAACTGCTGCTGCGTGTCAATCTTCTCGCGGAACGGGTCGGACTTGTTCTCCAAAATAGCCATCATGCCGTAACGCAAAGCGTCTGCGGCATGGTCTTTCACCTTCTGCGGCTTCTCCACTCCGCCATCCCCGCCCGGTGGGACTTCGTGCCATTGATACTCTTTCAACTCGGTTACAAGATTCGGGCATCTGTCCCGGATGATGTAAAAGTGTGGTGCGCCCACTAGGTCAGGTATTCGAGGATGATGATGGGATGGATTGACGTGAATAGCTTCAGCGACCTTGAGGATCCCGGCCTGGACATGGTTATTTGCCGGTATCCCGTAAATGCCATGAATCCGATATTCCTCCAAAACGCTTCGTCCTTGAATGCCGGATTTGCCCGCTGTCGAGGGGTCAAAGTAGGCAACAATACCACCGTTCTCTGAACGCTTGATGGGTTCACCGACACAAAGAGCTTTGATGGCTGCGGCATGTTGGCTCACTATCCATTCGGCTTGGTAATGTTCTTTGTAGGCGTAAATGTTCCCGTATTCGTCCACGGCCAACCAAAGGACCGCTGTTGGATTCCTGTATCCGTGGTCCAAGCAAATGAACCTGGGCCAATGAGCTGGGATGTCGAAGTAGTCAATGACATGGACAGCTTCGTTGAACTCCGGGTAGATCATGCCGGACGATACGCCCCAATCGCCGTCCATGAATCGTTTCACCCATGCCAACGGCTTCATGGCCCGCAATTCCTGGACGTATCCAGGCGGCAGGTTCAATTCGTTTTCATCTGACGTGGCTTCGATAAGGACGTATTGCCCGCTGGGATTCTCCTTGTAGCGCGTCTTTACCCATGACGGGGCAGGATTGCCGGTGATGAATCCGTAGGCTCGCGGGTAGTAGCCCATCTTCGCCTTAAATTCCTCGCGCCTCGTTTCGTTCCAGAAGGACAGGCGGGATTCAAGGTGTTCGTAAATGTTCTCTGGGATGTCCTCGGCCTGGTCAACGTAGAACCAGCCCAATTCCTGCCCAAGAAAATTCTGCTCGTCCTCGGCGTAGCGGAGCCGGATACGTGAGCCATTGCGGAGGATGATTGTCTGCGCGTCCGGCCCTGTCCCTGAAGCGTGCCAGCGTTCCAGGTAAGGGCCAGGGTTGAGCGTCCCGCCGTTCTTCGCCTTGATGATTTGAAATAGCTCATTGGCCGTCGTGTCGAACAACTGCGCGTATGTCCTGCGCCCAATAAGCCCGACATTTCCGGGAAACACTTCGGACAGGGTAAGGCCCTTGAGGCAGGCCGCAAGAGTTTTCCCGTTTCGGATGCCGCCGTAGAAGCCTATGTACTTCGCCTTGTTGAAAATGAATTCATGCTGCTTCGGGCGAAGTGTGTAGTGACCTACTTCGGAGCCAGTTTCACTTGCCATCTGTCGCCATGCCTCTCATTGACTGGTTGCCCGTTCCTGCCTGTTTTCTGGATGGTCTGGCCCGGGATCATCAAAGCGCCTTCCGGCATGGTGAACGGTGCGCCCAACTGTTCCAACATGGCCGGGATGTTGTGGCAGGGGAATTCGCCCGACAGGATGATGCTGGCCGGAACGCCTATTGGAAGTCCTGCCAGCTTGGCCTTGAATTCAGCCATCAAGTATTCCCCGCTTGTGTTCGGCTGGACAACTGGCGTGGCTTCTTCAAAGGGATTACCGACAGGAAGGATTGGGCCTTCAAGGGATTCTTCGGGAGGCAAATTAATGGCGGCTGTTTGCATGGCATTTTGAGAGCGCCGAAGCGAACTATCATGCCCACTTAGCCTTCCGGCACCGCCTGATTCTAAACCTACATAATCTAATAGCACCTTCAGCCGTATCTTTCCCATTGCCTCATCTTTGCGGGCTTTGAACAGGTCATCCAGCAACGTCCGGAATGTGTGGTCGTTCCAAAGGGATTCGGGCGTCATTTCCTCACCAAGAGCGTGTAAGAGCCAAGACGTGAAATTACCTGCGGCTCATAGTCCGTGTAATCGAAACTTTTGTCCGCTGAACCGGCGCAATGGACTACGACGCGCGGAGGCTTGCCAGCAGGAAAGCCGGTCAATTCTGGGACCATGATTCCCCAGGACTTCCGACCAGCGTTCAAGTAAATCTGATTCTCCATCCCGTTCACCCAGATAACTTCATCCGGCTTCGTGTTCTTGCGTAGCCATTCCTCGCAAGTGTCAGCATCCTCAAGGATTTGGCCGTAGTGCGCCCCATTGGCCCCGAAGAACGTGCGGAGATAAAGCTGTGATGGATGTCGCCAGATTGAAAAACTACGAAACAGCCATACCAGCAGGAAAGCAATCAGGGCAGCCGGAAGCGCGGAAGGGATGATGGCGAACGCAATAACAGGGGACAAGGCTAGGTAGTGATGCGGCACGATCTGCTTTGTCGCCAGCATAAGCAAGACCATCCCCAACAGGACAATCAGCCAGGGACTGTGTAGATTGGCAATCGCCAAAAATGGAGCCGCCTCCCAAATCCAAGCCCGAAGCAGGCTGATGTTGCTGTTGCGGTTGAGCTTCCTGTTCTTCCCGAATTGGAGAGGAATGGAAACGCAATGACGCCAGAAAAGCTTGAGCCGCTTCGTCGCAGTTAGGTAGGTCAGAAAAAATATGCTTGGCCCAATCAGCCACGGACAGTCGTGCCATTGAATCCTTGACAACCCTGTCAGCGAAACAAGTGCAACCAGCACAATGTTTTTCTGGTTGGCCCACGGCAATAGCCCCAAAGCCATCAGCCCCAAGGGATGCGGGAGCGTTACGGCCAGGACCAGAAGGCAGGCCGTCAGCCATTCCGTGTTCGCCATGTGGAACCAGGCTGTCGGATTGCAGGCGAGTAGTACGAATACAAGGGCTGGGATCATTCCAAGCGGACTTAGCCCAATCAGTAAGACAGCTATGGATAAACTCGCTGTCGGTAGAAGCCGGAGTGAGTAAGTCGGTTTCAACTTCAACCAGCCAACGAGAAATAGCCATGCCTTATAGCTCCAATGAATGAGTGGAGGCTTGATATCCACATGGCCCGATTGCAGGTATCCAGTTTTGAACAAAGCAGGATAGCAATAGGGCGCGTAGTCTCGGTCAAGCGGTATGTTCCAAAATCGCCAAAGGAATGCGAATGGGAGCAGGGAAATCAGGAACGGTAGGACGTAATGGAGCATCATTCCCCCTTGTGATGCGATTCCATTGCGCGTTTCAAGCCGGACTTCGCCATGCTCGCCATCTTCGCCGGGCCAAATTTCTTGCGGCCGATGGAAGCAGCTATCGCTTTAGCTGACTGCTCGTTCTTTCCCTGGCTCTCAAGCTTCTGCGTCAAAGCCTGGAACCTTCCTCCACCGCCAAGCTGCATGCTCTTTGCCATGATGGACCTCTTAAGCTGATTGTGGGAGTTCGGTAACTTTGGGTTTCTCCGGTGTCAGCACGGCAGGCTTGGGCATCTGCTGAATCTTGGACGGACGCGCAATCTGGTCCACCAACTGACCTTCAGGCGTCCAATACTCCGTGATGTCCACGGCTTTTCCTTCGATGGAAGCCGGATACTTCGTCTGGATCAATTGCATGAGCTTTGACATTACTTCTCCTCCTGTGTGGGTTTGACTTCTTCGCCGATCAACTTCTGGTAATCTTCCTGGGAAGCATTTGATATAAGCGGGGACAAATTTACTTGCGTGGCTTGCGTTTGATTCATCTGGAACACATAAGCTTGTGGAGCATGTCCAACTCTATCCGCTGCTCCATAGGTGATTTTCGCTATTCCAGCCAAGTCCTTTACAGTATCAGCTTTGAAACTACCGATTGCCCTTGATACCTTATCAGAGCCTTTTCTGGCGATTGCCCGCAAATTTGAAATAATCTCTGCGTTTTCAGCCTTTTCGCGTTCGGCCGCAAAATGGACTGACAGACTGTGGGAACTGACGCCCAATGCCTCGCTCAAATCCGCCAAAGTTAGCCTTTGCCCATCTGGTTCCAGGATGGCATTAGCCAACTCGAAATTGGCGAACTCGCGGGCATAATCTATTTTGTCAGGGCGGCCCATCAGTCGCATTCCCCCTCATATTTCGCCACATGCTCCCGGACAAAGTGTTCCTCAACCTGCTGGGAAGTGTGGGCCGTGAAATTGCATAGCAAACAGTGGCAGGCTGTGCCGTCTTTGGAATGGGTTTCAAAGGTGCGGTTCATCGCGCCCATGTCAGCCCCAAGCTGTAGCCGTTGGAAATGTTTGCATCACACTCTTTGACAGCTCTCAAAAATGCTTTGTTCTCCGGCCGGTGAATGAAGGCGTGATGGAATGGACACAACGCGATCAGGTTGCCGGCCGATTCATTCCCGCCCTGCGACCTTTTCAGCTTGTGGTGGACGTGGAAAGCGTCAACTCGCCTGCATAGCTGACACGGCCCCAATTGTGTCTCGCCTTCCAGATAGCCAAACTTTTCTGTGTAGGCTTTACGGGCCGCCACCATTCCTATTTCACGCTTCAGTCCAATGCGGCCGACACGCTTCGCCCCTTTTAGCTGGTAGGGCTTTCGCTTGAAGTAGGGGATGTAGCGGGGGTCGGTCATAGGGCCAGCACCTCTTGGCGCAGGCGTTTGGCGGCTATCTCGCAATACTTTTCCTCAATCTCGATGCCGATTGCCTTGCGGCCTAAGTCCTTCGCGGCCAACAGGGTCGTGCCGGACCCGAGACAGAAATCAAGGACCGTCTGACCCTCGTTGGAAAAGCGCGTCAAGATTTTCTTCCAGAGATTCATCGGCTTTGGGCAAGTGTGGACCGTCTCGAGTTCGTCCCGCTGAAATCCGACACTTCCACCACCAGACACAGAAAATAAATCACCCTTGATGATTCCGTTCACCGCGCCAAAACCGTCTAAGTCTTTGCCGTAGAACAGGATTGGAAACCACTGGTTGACACCGCACTTCCCATAGCTCCCGGTGGTGTTCCAGGTCGCCGCACAAATCCAATCCGCCTTCGGCCACAGGTGGTAATTCGTGATGCCACTTGAAATGGCGATGCGGTCAGCGTTCAAAAGCGGGAAAATATCGCGGACAAGTTTCTGCAAATTGGCGGAAGAATCCTCGTAGGACAGATATTCAAACTTCAGGCCATACGGCGGGTCGGTCAGCACCAAGTCCACCTTGGGCAAATGGGGCAGGATGTCCCTGCAATCCGCGTGGTAAATCGTTACCGCATCATCCTGGTAATATGGCTTCGGCAGGCTCACGGCTTCCCCATGCACAGCACGGCTATGGATATCCCCGTTGCGCTCAAAAAGTATCCGCAACGCGGCCAGTCGCGTTGATAGCCGTAGGCTCCGGCGACTAGGACGTACTGGAAAATCAGCAGTTTGGTGAGGAGGGAACCGTAGTTCATGCGGCAACCTTTTTCAATTTCATGCTGACTTTCAGTTCGTAGCCCTGCAAATTGCCATTGAAGCTGGATTCAAGATTCAAAGTTTCCGCATTGGCCCGTTTCATCACAGACGCCAAAATGACCAGGCAGCCAGTCACATAAAGAGCCTCTTTGTCATCATCAGACGCCTTTATCAGCCTTGCTGTTTCTCGTACTGCCCGCGCCAAAGTCGTATCCGGCCAATCCAGGAAAGACTTGGCGTCCTTTTCTTCCTGGGTCAGCGTCAAATCCATCCCACTTTTAACCTGACTTTTACGTGGCATCAGGCTACGCTCCTTAAACTCGGCCCCCAGGCCCAGGCGTCAATAATCCCGCCCTGGAACCTGTCGGCAATCCTTGCCCCGGCACAGTTGTAAAATTCCTCGCGGCCAGGCTGTGTGTTTAAGTTGCAATTCGTGGTGATGATGGTCGGACGGCAGCGGTTGTAGCGGCCAACCACAACGTCATAAATCACGTTGCGCTCCGCCTGTGTCCCAAACTGGACGCCGCCTACTTCATCCAGGATGAGGAACGGCACGTTTACCCACCGCTTCAGCACGTCCGATTCCTGCTCCACGGCCAGCGGCCCCCAGGTTTCCTTCACGCTACGCACCACATCCGACACCACAGCGAAGCGGGCAACAGTCCCGCACTCATGGGCCATCCACAGGGCCAGGGAAGTCTTTCCGCTTCCCAGGCTTCCGTGGATGAGGTAGCCGGGCCACAGGCGATTCTTGCCAGTTTTCCAGTCGTGAAACTCGCCCAAGCTGAAAGTGCGGCCAGAAAGGCGCTCCGGCATCGTGGACATGGAAAACCAGGCTGGAACGTCAAGCGGTTGCCTTCGCTCCAAGCGGATCTCCGAGACCGGAGGTTTCTCCGGTAAACTTTCCGTCTGGCCTTCCGGAAACTGTTTTCCCAACCTGTCCAGAATTTCCTTGACCGATTCCACGATTTCTACCCTCCAATTTTTTTCGAGGCTCTTTCCAAGTGTCTGGGCTGGTTACAAATTTTTCGAACGGGTGCGAAGTCAAAAACGGGTCGGCAAAGTAGTTATCAACCCGCGCCTTCAAGTCCGGAGCTGAAAGCTCCTGCGCCAGCCGGTTCGCCCGTTCAAACGTCCACTTCGGAGGCTGTGGCTTGACTTGATGGGCTTCAAGGTGCCTTTGCCAGAAGTAGTCGGTAAGTTCACGGCCAGGGCGTGGCTTTGTTTCCCCCACACCCCCTTCTTGTTCCTTTTCCCTTTCCTTTACCCTTACCTTTACTTGTGGCCCTCCTGGGCCACTAGGTAGGGGCTGGGTAGGGGTATCTAATTCATAGCCTTCAAGAATCTTGGAAACCGCTTTATGCAAAGGGTTTTTGCTTGAAATCTTGCCGTACTGAAACTCCACGAACTTCAAAACGCGCCATCTTTCGCCGCCGGCCATGACCTGAATGCGCTTTGGGCCGAAAAGGGCCAGGGCTTCGGCCAGGTCCACGGGTCCGCCGAGGCTGGCTTCGGCTAGGCGTTTGTGGACCTTCCACACCCCGGCCAGGTCAGCCTTGTCGCAGATGTAAATCCAGAAAAGTTTGATCCGGTCCGGCAACTCCGTGAACCACGGGTCATCCCACTTTTCTGTATCGGTGAACCTTTTCGCCATGAGCCACCACCCATGAAAGTTTTGGGCGGAAGGGAAACTCGTGGTGGCGAATCTCCCTGTCCACCCTCACCATCCCGCCCCCCACACCGACAGCGCCTGCCATCGGAGATGAAGCGGGAAGCTGCTACAGCGCCAAACGTTCCTGCTCCGGCACGTCAGGCTGAACCTTATTCGCCTTCCAAATCGCCCGCCTCGCCCTGTCCAACGCCTTCCTGCTGCGCTCCCACAAGAAGTCCTTGCGCTGTTGGTCTGTGCGCTCTCCAAGCCACCTGTAGAGCTTGAGGTTGTGGCCCAGGTCTTTGCGTTGGATTATGTGGAATTCGTCCAACTCTGCCATGCGACTGTGCGCCGCACCGAGGCCAAGCGCCGCGACTTCCCGGCTGTCCAATCCCAGCATCCCAGCCGCTTTAAGCGCATCCAGGAGCTTCTGCCGGTTGCCGTTGAAGGTGTCTTTGTAAGCCATCACGCCTCCCGTTTGCGGAATCCCGTTTTGTTCTTCCCACCTCTCCTGCCGATCTCGGCCATCCATTTGCGGCCAAGTTTTAACACGACAGTCCTTCCGCCCTTCCGCTGGGCTTTCAGGCTTTCCTTCACATCCATCCCTGTCAAAGTTTTGGGCATCACCTGCCTAGAATTTGATGCGGTTGAAAATTTATTTCCGCCCCTGATTTCCGCCATATTGTGGCCGTCCGTCCGCCTGCCACCTTTCCTTGTGCCCGGCCCTGTTCATAACTTTCCGGCCTGAAATTTGCTTTGGAATAGTGCCGCATTTTTTGGCATTCACTCTCATTGATGGAGGAACAAGGCACAATGTTCGACACCTACGAAATACACGCCAGTCTGCTTGACAAGATGAATCATGCCGTTCTAAATCAGCTTCGCGGCGGGAAAGTCATCGAGGGCTTTCCCATGAGAATAAACACGTTCAAGGAACTGCTGGACCTGGTGGACGAACGCGACAAAGCCGCCAGGATGCCAAGCTACAGGACATTCTTCAGGCGGATAGCTGACCAGCTTGAAGCCCATTTCGGAGGGATGGAGGTCCGGGCCATCGGCCCGTTTGAGATAGAGCGATACAAAACGAAGAAGTTTAAGGAGGGATGTCAGGGGAGTACGGTCAACAGGCACTTGGCCGTGCTGAACAAGGTTTTTGTGCTGGGGAAAAAATGGAAGCTGGTGGAATCCAATCCCGTTGAGGAAGTGGAGATGGAAAGGGAATCGCCGGGACGCCAAGTGTTCTTGACGCCACAGCAGGAAGGGAAACTTCTGGAGGCTTGCCCGCCCCACCTGAAGATTCCCGTCCGGCTGGCCCTGCGCTTCGGGATGCGCAAGGGCGATTTGCTGTCTTTGAAAGCTGGTCAGGTTGACCTCTCTGTAGACCGGCTCTTTATCATGGACGCCAAAACACGCACGCCCCGGTTCATCCCCATCCCTTGGCTTGAAAAACCCCTGCTCGCCTCACTCGTTGACCGGGTTAAGGCGGAACAGGGCCTCGGGTTGAATCCTGACGGCTTCCTATTCCTCACCCGGCTAGGCTCTCGGTATAGCGAAGGCGGATTCCGCAAGGAGTTCGCCAAAGCCATCCGTTCAGCCGGGCTGGGTGATTTCCGTTGGCATGACCTGCGCCACTGTTGCGCCTCGGACCTCATAAACTCCGGGGCCAGCCTGGAAGTCGTGTCAAAAGTCCTGGGCCACAAACAGGCCCGGACTACCCAGCGTTATGCCCACTTGAGCCTGTCAGCTATGCGCACGGCATTTGCCGACAGAGAAAAGTGGTTGCAAGGCCAAGCCGCTTGACCTAAAATAGCGGCTGTTTAGTTTTGTAAGGTTGGTGGTACGAACTACAGAAGGTATTGATTGGTGCGGTAAAGTCCGGTCGTTGGAGCATCGGACTCTTAATCAGCGGGTCGTAGGTTCGATCCCTACCGCACCCACCAATTTTTTATCCCGCCGCCGGGGTGGCCCCTGAGAACCAGGGGCCGGCCCCCTTCTGTAATTCCAACCTCGCCAACCTTATAGAACACCGGCCAAGCGGCCGTCAATCCTGACGGCTGGCCAGTGGCTTATTTCTTTTTCGTTCCCTTGCCTTCCAGTTCGATTTCCCCGCTTATCACTTTTTCGACAAGCATGCGGAGGAGTGTGCCGGGTTTGATTCCGTGCGCATCCAGCCGCTTTTTAAACTGTTCGGCTTTGTCAGCGGGCAGGTATAGACCGAATCCCACCCTGTTTTGTCCCTTCGGCACAATTATTTTCATATCGGCAGTCTTGATTAAATTTTTTCCCATGTCAAGAGTTTGCCTGAAAATCCCCGAATTGTCAAACTTAATTTGCTTCCCTCTTAGAATGTTTGAAAAAATGTTTGACAGTTAGTTTATCGTTTGCTATTATTTGTCCAGATTCAGATTAGCCCCGCCAGCCCTAGAGCTTGGCAAACAAAACAGGAGGTAGCATGAGCGCATACATCCATGAAGGCCACGGCCTAAGAATCCGTTTCGATGATGGGACGGAATCGCGGGCTTTTGGAAGCTGGCAAGAAGCCGAAGAAGCCCGCTTGAAGCACGAAAAGGAAACCTCCCCCGCCTGGGAAGCCGCCTACGAATCCCGCCGCATCATCGGCGAAGGGGACGCGACCTGCGCCTCCTGCCACAAAGTTTTCCGTGGGCAAGGCGAATACAAATTTGGCGAATTTTGGCAGTTTGACCAAATCTGCGAACCCTGCACCCAGGCCGAGCATGACGCTTGGCTCAACAGTTTGTCAAAGGAGGCGGCGTGAACATCCGGGAAGTTTTGGCGTTGCACCAGGAATACATGGAGACTAATGGCGCAAAGGGGAGCAGGGCCAACCTCTCCGGGGCCAACCTGTCCAGGGCCAACCTCTACGGGGCCAACCTGTCCAGGGCCAACCTCTACGGGGCCAACCTCTCCGGGGCCAACCTCTCCGGGGCCGACCTCTCCGGGGCCAACCTCTACGGGGCCGACCTCTCCGGGGCCAACCTGTCCAGGGCCAA